TGAATCCTGAAGTTACAGGGTTTTTACCAGTATTCTATACTTATGCAACCTCAACCACTGTCACAAGTGGCACTATGAGTACCCAGTCATTGGAGAAAGTAGTTTTCAAGTCGCAGATGCACAGAAAGCATGCGAAGGAAGCAAAAGAGGGAGAGAAGAAAGATGCGATTGGACAAGCTGTTAATGCAGTAGCAGATATTGTCGAACCAATGGTCAAAGATATTCCACTCCTGGGAGCAGCAATTTCGATAGGTAGGTCAATTATCGGTTCTTTAGATAAACCTACTTCCGATCAAGCAGCCACGATAATTACGAACCGCGTATTTCGTGGAGCATGCACGCTCACAGGGTCTGATTACCCTGAACCACTGGGTCAACATCCAGTCGAATCAATTACAAAGGACATTGGTCTGGTGTCCTCAGACATGCAAGTGTCCCAGTATGCGCAATTGCCAAACTGGTTTCAGACCGTCATAGCTACAACTGCAGGTGTAGTTTATACGACCCCCGTTCATCCGTTGAAGTTTTACAACTTTGGCAGCGGTGGGCGTTCCAACCCCGATTTTCTCGCCTTTTCAGCCATGCCCTATGGTTTTTGGCGAGGTTCAATAAAGTTCAAGGTTCAATTCGTTGGAACGGCCTTTTACTCCTGCACATTTAGGTTGTCCGTGTACTACGGACCGTTCTATAACTCAAGTGTGCAGACGGCACTCGCAGATGGTGTCGCAACCTACTCTAAGGTAGTAGTGGTCCGAGGTGATGCCTGGGCTGATGTAGAGGTTCCTTATCTCCAGAAAGCCGCATGGGCATCACTCGGTTACTCAACCCTGAGAGCCAATGACGCTCCACCCACATTCGTGATTGAAGCATTAACACCTGTGCTTGGTAGCTCATTACCAGCAGATGCGTTTTATTATATCAACATTTACCGCGCGGGCGGAAGTGACATACAATTTGCGCAACTTAATGATGTTAATGCCAATGCTACTGGATATGAAGATGTAGTCTTCAAATCACAAGCAGCCTTGGTGGACGTTTTTACTAAACCATTTGAGCCCATTGTACCTGGCGCGCACGGAGCGCTAAGTGACAGTGTGTATATGTCAGATATGGCAGGATCGATTACAGATTCACTGAAACGTTATTGTCAACCCGCAGGGGGACCAGTAACGAAAAATGCCTATCCGGAACAAGCAGGTTCATCAGCGAACGGTTCAGCGTTCTTCTGGTGGGCTAATGGTTTTGCATATTGGCGAGGGTCGCGACGTTGTCGTGGGGTTATCACATCGGTAGAAACAGCGTTTCTATATGACCGGAATGATAATACATCGCAAGGTGGTGGTTATTTTTATAATGACGGAACTTCAAGGTTACATTTTGAAATTCCTTGGTATTGCCAACAAGCTTATTACCCAACAATAGCTTGTGCTTCATCAACAACCATCGCTGCGTTTAACTACAGTCCTCAAGACTGTGCGTTAAATAATTTCACTCCGGGAACTGGAGGCGCAGAATTAATGGTCGCTGCAGGCGACGATTTTGCATACTACCACCCCATGGCACCGCAACCATTTGCAGTGGCCGCTTTACTTACGGAAGTTCAAAAGCGGTTTTCAACACAACAACCCGTAATGACTGGACCTAATTCTACAGTCAGGACCGGGAATCCGAATACCTTATCTCTTGAGGACGTCAAGAGGCCGAAAACAATTGTAGGCAGTCAATTCAATGACCGACGACGATTATGACACATCGTTTATAACCCTTGGTCATGTCTACAAGTTCTATACTCAGTGCTCACATTTTACTATGCTAGTAGTCTAATGTGGGCAGCATGAAGTTTGTTTTTGTCGAATTATTAT